TCTGGTCAAAGATTTCCATATACTGAAATGGTACAAGAATGGAATGGATCATGGGTTCACATAACTGAATACGAACCAAAGCATCCTCAATTAGAACCAAAACCACATAATGCAGATCCAGAAGGATTACAATATGCTCATCCTGATAGAATAGAGCCTCCTGTAATTATAGAACTTACACCAAATCCTTTTACAACAATTAAGTATGCAGGAAATACTTACATCAATGTTTATTCAGAAGATCATGGAAGATCAACTGGCAACGTTGTTAGATTCAGAGGACCACCAGAAGTATTGATCCCGGGCACGCCTACGCGCGAAACTTCTTTTAGAAATGTTCCATCTTTTGATAATGTTACAGATATTTCAAATGCAAATGGATTTACTATTACAGTTGGAAAAATAAATTCATCTGGTATCGTTAGTGATCCATTGAATTATTTTTATTTTTTAAGTACAGATACAGCAACAACAGGAAATGTTTCTGGTGGTGGAGCAGAATGTTCTGCAGGTCCAGTTACATTAGAAGCTTAATATGACATACACAGAACTTGTTCAAAAAATTAGAGATTATACAGAAGTTGATTCAAACGTATTTACATCAACGATTGTTAATGGATTTATATTAGATGCTGAATGGAGAATTCAAAGAGATGTAGATTCTGATAATAATAGAAAATATGCAACAGCTTCTATTATTGCAGGTCAACCTTATGTAAGTACTCCTTTATTAACAGATCAAACTTTAATTATAAGAGAAGCTCAAATTATTCCAGGAGGAGCTTATACTGGAGATAATGCCGTAGTAGAATATAGAGATACAGGCTTTATTAATGAGTATAATGCTAGTAATGCTCAAGGATTACCAAAATATTTTAGTTATTGGGATGAGCAAACTATTGTATTAGCCCCAATTCCAGACTTGACATATACCATGCAATTAAATTATACCTTGAAACCAGCAGGATTATCTAGTAATGTTGCTACAACATATTTAAGTCAGCAATTTCCCTCTGGCTTGTTATATGCATGCCTTGTTGAGGCTTATGGTTTTTTAAAGGGTCCAGCTGATATGATTCAGTTCTATGAACAAAAGTATCAATCAGCGTTACAAGGATTCTCTATTGAACAAATGGGAAGAAGAAGACGAGATGAATATCAAGAAGGTTCACCTCAGATTCAAAAACAAGGTTAATATAATTAGGAGTTAATATGACTATAACACAAGCAGTTGCAAATTCGTTTAAAGGACAGCTTCTACAAGGTCAGCATAATTTTACTGCTGCAACAGGAAATGTTTTTAAACTTGCTCTTTACACTTCTGCAGCAACTCTAGACTCATCTACAACTATTTACACTTCAACAAATGAAGTTGCAAATACTGGTCAATATGTGACAGGTGGCGGAGTTCTAACAAATGTATCACCAGTTGTTTCAAGTGGTGTAGCATTTATAGATTTTGCAGATATATCTTTTACTGGAGTTACTTTAACTGCGGCTGGATGTTTAATTTATAATACATCATCATCTAACAAAGCAGTTGTAGTTTTAGATTTTGGTGGAGATAAAACAGCAACAGCAGGAACATTTACAGTTCAATTCCCAGCAGATACTTCATCGGCAGCTATTTTAAGAATCTCCGGATAATTAGGAGTTTAGCTTATGGCTATTGTTGACGGTTGGGGTAGAGGAACCTGGGGACAAGGTGCGTGGAATGAAAACATTCCAGTTGAAGTTACCGGTCAACAACTAACTCTTTCTTTAAATTCAGTTACCATTTCAGCAGATGCTACTGTTAATTTAACAGGTCAAGAATTAACTATATCTTTAGGAAATGTAGATGCAAATCCTGATGCTATTGTAACAGGTCAAGAATTAACTCTTTCTTTAAATTCAGTTACACCTTTAGCAGATGCAAATGTAGATTTAACAGGTCAAGAATTAACTCTTTCTTTAAGTTCAGTTACTATTTCAGCAAATGCAATTGTTAATTTAACAGGTCAAGAATTAACTATTATTGAAGGTGAAGTAGATGCATCTCCTGATGCATTTGTTTCAGGAACAGAATTAACTGTTGCTTTAAATAATGTAAATGTTGCAATAACAGAAGATGGATTTGGTGTTGTAATTGGACAAGAATTAACTGTTTCTTTAAATTCAGTTAATGCTGATGCTATAACAATAGCCTCTGTAACAGGGGAAAATTTAACTGCTTCTTCAAACTCAGTTACAGCATTTACTAATGTTACAGTAAGTTTAACAGGAAATTCGTTGACTATTTCCTTAAATAGTGTAAATTCTCAGTCTTGGGTTGAAATAAACACCGGAACTGCTGCAACTTGGACAGAGATTGACACAGCCGCATAGATTTAATAAATAATATGAGGAATTAATATGGTATCAAGTTATTCTACAGATCTTAAACTAGAACTTATGGTTACAGGCGAAAAAGCCGGTACATGGGGAGATATTACAAATACAAATTTAAACATTTTACAACAAGCAATTGCTGGATATGAATCTGTTGCATTAAATGCAACAACAGGTGCGACTTTAACTTTTTCTGATGGTGTTACATCTAATGGAAAAAATGCAGTATTAAATTTAACAGGTACTCTTACTTCTTCAGTTAATGTTGTTATTCCCGATGGAATTGAAAAAACATACACTGTAAAAAATGCAACCACAGGATCTTTTGCAGTTACATTTAAAACCACTTCAGGAACAGGTGCTACTTGGGCAGCAGCTGATAAAGGTATAAAATTATTATATTCTGATGGAACAAATGTTACAGATATAAATTCACAATTATCACAAATAAATTTAGTAAATCAAAATGAAGCTAGATTTGAAGATGCAACAGGAGGTCAATACGTTGGAATTAAATCTCCAACAACTGTTTCTTCATCTTATACATTAACCTTACCAACAGCAACAGGAACAGCAAATCAAGTTTTACAAACTGATGGTTCAGGCAATTTATCTTTTGCAACTGTATCAGGTGGAGCAGCATGGCAACCAGTTGTAACAAGTAGTTTAACAGTTACTTCTAAACAAGGATATTTTATTAACACAAGTGGAGGTGCTATTACAGCGACTCTTCCTTCTTCTCCAACTCAAGGAGATTTTATAACATTTATAGATTACTATGGAACATTTGATACTAATAATTTAACAATTGCAAGAAATGGTAATCCTATACAAGGTTCAGCAACAGATTTAACAGTAGCAACAGAAAGAGCTGGACTAACTTTAGTATATTCAGATAGTACAAATGGCTGGTTGCTAGAAACTAATTAAGGAGGTTGAATGACAACCTTTAAAGAAATACGTGGAACTGCAGTTCAGTCAGTATCTTCAGATCCATCTAATCCAGAAGTCGGTCAGATTTGGTATAATAATACAATCGGAGTTTTGAAAGGTTACACACTTGTTGCAGCAGCGTGGGCAAGTGGGGGAAATATGACAACTGCAAGAAGATTAATTGGATCTTCAGGAACTCAAACAGAAGGATTAGGTTTTGGAGGACAATCAACAGTTGTTTTAAATGCAACAGAAGAATATAATGGAACAAGTTGGGGGCCTGGCGGAAATTTAGGAACAGGTAGAAGAGCAATAGCTGGAACAGGAACTCAAACTGCAGGATTAGGTTTTGGAGGTTATGTTGGAGGACCTGCACCAAAAACTACAGCAACTGAAGAATATAATGGTTCAACTTGGGGAGCTGGTGGAAATTTAAATGTATCAAGAAGAGAATCAAGTGGAGCAGGAACTCAAACTGCAGGTTTAGGATTTGGAGGATATTTAGCACCAGGAGTAACTTCAACAACGGAAGAATATGATGGTTCTACTTGGACAGCAGGAAATTCTATGTCAACTGCTAGAAGATATATGGCAGGTATTGGAACACAAACAGCTGCTTTAGGGGTAGGTGGTTCAGGAGCACCACCAGTTGTTTCTTCATCTGCAACTGAAGAATATGATGGAACAAGTTGGACAGCAGGAGGTAGTTTAGGTTCAGCTAGATATGGTTTAGCAGGATCAGGAATTCAAACTGCAGGAATTGCTTTTGGTGGAGTAACTACAGTTATAACTGGTGCAACAGAATCTTATGATGGATCTTCTTGGACAACTAGCACATCTTTAGCAACAGGAAGAGTTGTTTTAGGTGGTTCCCCTGCAGGTACTCAAACTTCTGCTTTAGCGTTTGCTGGAACTACAGGAGCTAATTCAGCAGCTACAGAAGAATTTACAGGAGCATTTCTATCAACTAAAAAAATAACAACCTCATAACATGACAACATACAAAGAAATTTTTGGTAAATACGTTAAGAACTACAGTTCAGATCCAACATCCGATGCTGAAGGACAAGTTTGGTATAATACAACTTCGGGAACGTTTAAGAGTGTTTTAGCTACAGCTGCATGGAGTAGCGGATCGCCTTTAATTACGGCTAGACAACTTTTAGGTGGAGCAGGTACACAAACAGCAGGACTTGCTTTTGGTGGATTTATACCTCCAGCAAATAGTGCTCTTACTGAAGAATACAATGGATCGGGTTGGGCAGGTGGAGGAAATATGGGAACTGCTAGGAGACGTTTTGGTGGAACTGGAACTCAAACTGCAGGTTTAGCTTTTGGAGGACAACCTGGAGCAGGTAATACAAATGCAACAGAAGAATACGATGGCTCTGCTTGGACAGCAGGTGGAAATTTAGGAACAGCTAGAGCTAATTTAGCAGCAGCAGGAATTCAGACAGCTGGTTTAGGTTTTGGTGGATATACAACAGTACCAGTTAATAACACAGAAGAATATGATGGCTCTACTTGGACAGCAGGTGGAAATTTAAATACAGCAAGACAATATTTAGCAGGATGCGGAATACAAACTGCAGGTTTAGGATTTGGGGGAGGATCTCCAGATTTAACAGCAACAGAAGAATATGACGGATCAACTTGGACAGCGGGTGGAAATTTAAATACAGCTAGAAGATTATTAGCAGGAGCAGGTACGCAAACTATTGGTTTGGCTTTTGGAGGATTCCCTAATCTTTCAGCCACTGAAAAATATGATGGTTCAAGTTGGACAAATACAGCAAGTTTAGCAACAGCAAGACAAAGTTTAGCAGGAGCTGGAGCTAATGGAAATGCCTCTTTAGCTTTTGGTGGAAATATAACAGCTGTTTCAGCCGCAACCGAAGAATACAATTTCGCATCCACTGTCATCACAGCCGCAGCGTGGGCGAGTGGTGGTGCTTTAAATAATAATAGAAACCTTAATGCTGGTGCTGGTACACAGACAGCTGGATTAATATTTGGCGCTCCATCAACTAATGGTACAACTCCTTCTCCAGCAGGGAGTGTTGAAAGTTATAATGGAACATCTTGGACAAACGGTCCTAATATGGGAACAAAAAGAACAAGATTAGCAGGTGCAGGAACACAAACTGCAGCTTTAGGAGCTGGAGGATATAGTAATCCACCAAATATTCCAAACCAAACAACTACAGAAGAATATGATGGTTCGACTTGGTCACCAGGTGGAGCATTAAATACAGGAAGACAAACTTTTTATGGATCTGGAACTCAAACAGCTGGTTTAGTTTTTGGTA